GCTTTTTGTCATGTCTGGGTATTTCTCTTTTAGTTTATTAACTTGCTTATTGAATTCTTAAAACATTTCTGTCGTAGGTCTTTGATTAAACTGTTCTTAATCAACAATTCTACCATATTTATCAATGACGCCTCCTGCCTTAAAAGCTCCAATATCTTGTAATGCTTAGAATCCATAGCTGTCTATTTCTTAGCGCTTTTCCCATGTCATACTTGGGTCAATCTCTTTCTTAATTTAACCAGTTGACATATCATATAAAGGGTTTACAGTCTTATGTATCTTGGCTAACAATTCTTTAGTTTCCTAATTGTTCTATTTAAACATTTAAATTAAATCTTCTGGTGACTTATCTTTGGTTTCTGATTTAGATTATTGTATATCTAATAATTTTTTCTCTAACCCCTATATGTAATCTTCTGTTGATTTCTTCTTCTAGTACTCTTATAATGCTCTCTCTACCTACTCTTTTACATACTTGTCCTGGTTCTTATAAGGGGCGGCCCTTCTTGCCCCCCTTTTCGTGTTTGTTGCTTACATTTGTTCTGTTTCTTCTACTTCGTTTTTCATATTAGCCGTGTAAAATGGAATATTACTGCCTCTAACAGTTGCTTCTCCTTTGTCAATTAGATGAGTCATAATTAATTATTAGTCTTATTATACATCATGATGCTTATAATTTATGTTTGGTAGTACTTCGTCAATAGTATAGTTGTCCCAATTTAATTCATAAATAGGTGCGGCTATGTAGGATAAGTATTGATCATATAATTCGCAATCTTAAATTGTATCATATTTGTCATTGGCGTTCATGTTATTAATTGTATTGTAATCAAAATTTTTACCATTAATTTAACTGGCCTTAACTTGTTTATGTGCTAATAATCTTCTTCTTTCTTTTATCACTCCTTTTATAATGGGGTGTTATGAATGTCCCTTTTCAAGTTAAGTGGTAATAACATGATTAAATTCAGATGGCTTAAGATTTTTGTTGAGCTTTACAGTTAAATTGCCGCTCAATAATGCTCTGTCAGCTTGTCTAGCTATTAGTACTTAGTCTGGTGTAAATATCATGTCTTTTGAACAAAAGTTCATGTAAAAAGTCGATATAAGTATTTCCTCCATTCTTTAAGCATATCCGTGTGGCAAATCTGTAGCACTAGGCGTATACAAGCTATTGTATATTTGCATAAGTTAGCTAAGGTACAGCTTGTTGACGCACGCACCGGTATCGTCACCATGATTAGCATTATCAATTTGTTTCTTCATTTGTTTCACTGTCATTTTGTTCATTTTAGCTAATAATTCTATGATCCGCTCGCATTCAACCATATTTCTTATTGAATTACCTCCTGTAGTTTGTGTGCTTATACCTGATAAAGTCATACCTATGAATATAGCTGTAAACAAAAGTTTCCTGGTACCCTTGTAATATAACTTGACTTTGAAATTGGTTTTGACAATAATTTTACTTAATTAATCTATAATCTCTTATGCCCACCCTATTTTATGTCCAACTATTGGTATCAGCTCCTTCATTATCACGTGATCTATAGCTTTAAACATCCAGTCGTGTTATGATGCATCGTATTCTTTTTTGTCCATGGATAAGTAAATTGGGTCTTTTATGTCTTTAAATAGCTCATGTAACCTATCAGCCGTCTCAGAAAAATTTAAACCTGATACAAATTGAGGGTATGCTGCTTTAAGGCAACGTAAAAAGTAATGATTAACAACTCCGCTAGTAAGTACTAATGAGTCACTCGGTGACAATATAATTCTGCCTCTTACGTCATTTTTCCCTTTGTATTGAGCTTCAAATGATTTCTAAATAATTGTTAGGCTAGGGTCTATGGTGTTATCGTATTTCATCCGCTCATGTGTTTCTTGGTATCTTTTCCTCTTTTTTGCATCTGGTATCTAGTCAATATATCCTTATGTGTCCAACGGCTCTAATAAAACGGTTTGTTCTAAAATTTTGGGTAACATTGTCTCCCTCATATATTTGTACAACCATCTTGTATACTCCTTCTTCATGTTACTATCTGGTACAGCTTAACATCCTAGCATCCTGTGTGTTACTGTTTCAATTATCATTTCGTTATTCATCTCAGCGTAAGCTAAAGGTAATTGTACTTCTTATACAGGTAACCCTGGGTTTTGGATATATTGCTTATTTTTGATTTGTACGTCGTTGTCGGCTTATTTAGCTAATTGCAACATGTGCTTAAATGCATTATTAGCAGTTTCATTACAATAATAATGTTTTTCGCCTTTTAAGTCATAAACTGTTATCTCGTCAACTTTATTATTAACACTTGGAGCTTTTCTCTTTTCGGAATATTTTGCTGTATACTCTTCTAGTGGCAATATTTGTACTTTTTCATCTTTAATTTGTTAAATCCATTAATCTGAGGTATAGTATCCTGTTTTTGTGTCACTTTGTAAATCAGTTTCTTCAATAAACTATATATAAGTTGAAGCTCCCTTATCTTGTTATAATTAAACTGTTTGTCCTGCTACTTATACATTAGTCATCAAGTGATATTCTGATTCGTTATTGCTCCTTTATCTGATGGGGGCAAAGATTTGATTTACAGGGGTAAAGATTTGAGTTATATCGGATGAAGTCCTACTTACAAATTATTTAGTGTTGTCTATTAAGCTCATTAATTTAACGACTAGTAAATTAGCATATTTATCGGCATCAAGCTTACCTTTTGAAGCGTCCACATTAAGGTTATGAAATTTAACCCACGACGATTAGGTGTTATGAGAAATCAACATTATAGCTAAACTAACTATAAGTATTTCTGTGTTCGGTAGTATATGGAAGAGGAAATGACTTAACGTTATTACAATTAAT